AGCAACTCAGGAGTGCTGGCTAATGAGTAACGCAAGAGACTTAGCTGATCTGGCTGATGATGCTACGACGGTGCCTACTGCGAGTACTGGCTATACTTCTATTCAAGTATTCACAGCAGACGGAACATGGACTAAGCCAGCCGGGATCAACCTGATCGTAGTTGAAGTTGTTGGCGGTGGTGGCGGTGGTGGCTATGGCCTAACGGCTTGGCCTTCTGCTGGTGGTGGTGCTGGTGGTACAGCTATTGAGACAATCGACGTATCTGCTATCTCGTCTGAAACTGTCACAGTAGGTCTTGGTGGCTCTGGCGGAATAAGTAGTTCGTCTACAGAGCCGGGAGTAGGTCAAGCAGCTGAAAGTAGTTCGTTTGGCGCACATTGCTCCGCCACTCCCGGAGTTGATGCCACAGCTACACAAAGACAAGCTGGTGGGACAGGAACTGGTGGAGATATTAACATCAGAGGTGGTGCCAGTGATAGCGGACACCAAATTGACAGCAGTCACTCCTATGATATGGGAGGTGCTGGTGGGGACAGTACTCGTGGTCCCGGAGGTTCTGGCGGACACCAAAATGCTGGACAAGATGGAGTAAATGGAAGTGGCGGCGGCGGTTGTTATAGCGCTACTGGCTACGACGGTGGTGATGGTGGCGACGGAATTGTCATAGTTTGGGAGTACACGTAATGACTACATTTGCAATAATCGAAGATGGTGTTGTCACCCAACTGTTAGTGCGTGATGCCCTTCCGCCCATGCACCCTGACTTGGCGTATGTGGAAGTGCCTGACGGTACGCAGCGTTACCAGACATTTGACGGTACGAACTTTGGGCCAAGGCCTACTCGCTCTGCCCCAACAGTCGATGAACTACGCATCGCAGCTTACGGACCAATCGGTGATCAGCTTGATATGCAATACAAAGACGCTCTGAACGGTACGACGACTTGGGCTGATCATATCGCTGCGGTCAAAGCCGCTAACCCAAAATAACGGAGCGAACCTGTGCCAGTAAAACTGATCAATGAAGCGGCCCCTATCGTCAGAATGTTACTGGTGATGATCGTCGTTGCGTTCTCCGCTGGCGTCACCTACATGGTGATCACGGGCGATATTGGCGGACTGCAATCTGCTGTTGCGGCAGAGAAGAAAGTCACGACACAGTTGACCAAGGCGGTCAACCAGATCGCGGTGCGGCAAGCTGTGATCCAAACCAAGCTGGACGCAGAGCAACAACGGTCCAAGGAGTTCAGGCGCGACACAGCGAAGGCTCTTGATCGTATTTTGAACGCGCTCAATAAGTAATGTTATGGAAGGTTTTAGCCTGGACATGCTGTTATCTGGCGGAGGCGGGGTCCTGGTGGCTGCTGCCTCTGGCTGGTTTGCAGTAAAATACGGGCAGGCCGAGAATGCGAAGGCGATTAAAGAGTTGGCGAAGCGGGTCGAAAATCTCGCAGACCAGATCAGCGCCCAATGGACAAAACTGGACGGGCTGTCAGGAAGGCAGCAGCGAGACTTCGTAGGCCTTGAGTGGTTGCGCCGAGACCTGGATAGGGCGGAAGCCCAGATAGATAAGTTGAGAGGGTAGACGATGCCGTTAATGCCGCTGGACCTGAAGCCCGGAATAGATCGCCAGGGCACCAACCTGACGAACTCAGGCGGGTGGTACGACGGCAGCCTCGTGCGCTTTCAGAGCGGCCACCCCGAGATCATGGGCGGCTGGATCAAGACGTCACAGTCCAACACCTTTCTCGGCACCGCCCGGTCGCTGAAGCCGTGGACCGCGCTCGACGGCACGAACCTGTACGGCATGGGCACCAACGTCAAATACTATATCGTTCGAGGCTTTGCCTTCCACGACGTGACCCCGATCCGGCTGACCGCTACTCTTGGCACTGACCCGTTCACGACGGACGCTTCAGGGTCGGCAGTGGTGAGCGTCGCTCACACGTCTCACGGCGTCACCGCAGGGAGCTACGTCACCTACAGCGCGACCACAGGGCCTATCGACGGCATCCCGGCATCAGAGTTTAACGCAGAGCACGCGGTCACCTCAGTGACGAGCGCCAACGCGTACAAGATCACCCTGACAACAAACGCCACGTCCGGCAGCGTCGCCGGTGGCGGCTCTTCCGTGTCCGCGGCCTACCAGATCAACATCGGCCTGTCGACATCGTTCACGGGCACAGGCTACGGCGCAGGCGAGTATGGCGCTGACGGTTACGGTGACCCCTCCACATCGCTCGTCGAGGGCGACCGGCTACGGCTGTGGTCGCAGGATAACTTCGGCGAGGACCTTGTCACCAACCCTCGTGACGGCAGCATCTACTACTACGACACGTCCTCAGACGTCACCACGCGTATGGTCGACATCAGCACTCTGGCGAGCGCCTCGGACACCCCGACTGTGTGCCGTCACGTCATCATGTCGGCCGAGGATCGCCACATGCTGGCGCTGGGCTGTAACCCCGCGGGTTCCGCTGTGCAGGACCCTATGCTGATCCGCTGGCCCGACACCGAGAGCATCGTCAACTGGACGACCGACACCTCGAACTCAGCAGGCAGCTTGCGCCTGAGTGACGGCTCCGAGATCATCACCGGCGTGCGGACGCAGCAGGAAAATCTGGTCTGGACGGACAACGCGCTCTACGCGATCCGCTTCCTCGGGCCCCCGTTCACGTTCGGCCAGACGCTGATCGCGACGAACACCAGCATCATCTCCCCGAACGCCATGGCGGTGCATGACAACACCACAGAGTGGATGGGCCGCGACAACTTCTTCGCCTACGACGGTCGCGTCATCCCGCTGCCCAGCACGGTGCGGGAGTACGTTTTCAACCGCATCAATCGCAGCCAGGAAGAGCAGGTCGTTGCCGGTATCAACCGCAGCCACTTCGAGTGCATATGGTTCTACCCTTCAGGCACCTCCACCGTGCCGGATAGCTATGTCGTTCATAACTACCTGGAGAACCTGTGGTACTTCGGCACGCTGACGCGGACGCTGTGGATCGACAGAAACTTCGACGACTACCCGCTGGCCGCTGGCACGGACGGCGTACTGTATTACCAGGAGCATGGCTGCGACGACGGCAGCACCACACCGGTGTCCGCCATGAACGCCTACATCGAGAGCAACGACTTCGAGCTGACCGATGGCTCGCGGTTCATGTTCGCGCGCCGCATCTTGCCCGACGTAACTTTCGCAGGGTCGACAGCCGCCTCGCCGGTCGTAACTCTGACGGTGACGCCGCGCGCCTTCCAGGGCGCAGACTACGACACTGCGGACGCGTCAGCGATCACAAGGTCGTCCGAAACGCCCGTGGAGCAATACACAAAACAGGCCCATATCCGCGTGCGCGGCAGAGCCTTGAAGTATAAGGTATCCAGCAACACGGTCGGGGTTTTCTGGCGCGACGGCAAACCCTCGCTCGACGTAAGAATGGATGGCCGCCAATGACCGCAGGCACAAAACTTTCGAGGACTGCCTTGCCACTCCCCCCGGCAGATTACGACCCTCTGCACATGAACAACTTGATCCGATCGATCGAGCAGTTCATGAGCTACATCGAGAACCCGGGGCCTTTGCGAGGTTCGACACTTAACGTAAGCAATCTGCCAACGAACGGCAGCGGGCTTAGAGATGGAGACGTGTTCTCCGACGACGGCGTGCTGAGCATCGCCGTTGCCAACAGGGCGTACGCAGCATCGTTCGCAGCAACAGGAGCCGTCGGCACAGTGACGGTATTGACGCCATGAAAAAACTCGCATCCCAGATGGCCGCACAGGGTCGCCACGGCGACACGCACCTCATGCATGTCAGCACAGACGAGCTGGCTGCGATCGAGGAATACGCACCCGGAGCGCTCACCACGAACCCTGACACCGGCCTGCCGGAAGCGTTCAGCCTGTCCAACGGGCTGGGCTCTGTCGTCGGCGGTCTCGCAGGGGCGTATCTCGGCGGCGGTAGCGCCCTGGCGATGGGCATCGGCGCAGGCCTAGGCGCATACGCCACTGGCGCGTCTCCGAAGGAGAGTGCGTTCGCTGGCCTTGGCGGCGCAGCTATCGGCGCGTTCGGCGGCGGGGAAGCCCTCGGTCCTCTTCTGGGTTATGGCAGCAGCGCAGCTCCAGCAGTAGCAGGCACGACAGCCGCAGCAGCAGGCGGTGCAGGCTCCACAGTCTCAGGCAGTGGCGGTCTCGGCAGCATGTTTGGCAGCGGCGGCAACAGCATGAACATGATGCTTCCGGCTATGATGATGGCCGGTGCAGCAGTGCCGGGCCCGGAGCTTGAGCTGCAGGACCCCACGATCAACGCCGAGACAGCCTTGATGGCTGAGCACGCCAAGGAAGAAAGCTTCCCTGAGCCGCGCGTGATGGTTCAGCCTCCTGCGAACTATCGCCCGGGCGTCGATCCCGAGCACAACTATTTCCCGCAGCAGGGCTACGCTGAAGGCGGCACAGTCTCAGGCTACGCTGAAGGCGGCACGACAGGCTACGACCAGAACATGTCCGGCATTGAGGCCCTGCTACAGGCACGCCTCGGCTTCGGGTTCGGCTCGCCGAACAACCCCGCAAGCGGCACCGGCGTGATGCTGCCCGGCGGCCTCGCACATAACGAGCTCGACTACGGCTTTGGCATCGACCACCCCACGATCAAAAACCCTGGCGACAGCACGCTCGATGACGGCGGCGCAGGTTTCACCGATGGCCCTGACGCCACCGGCGGGGCGAACCAGTACGTGCAGCAGGGCGGCGACAACGGATATGACGGCGATACCGGCTACGGCCAAGGCGGCGGTGACGGTGACGGCTTCGACTGGGGCTTTGATCTGGGCATGCCCGACATGTCGTGGGGCGGCGCGGGCGCTGTCGCAGGGGTGCTGGCAGGTTCTCCTGTGGTTGGAATGGGGGCTCAGGCCCTCGGCTCGCTTGCAGACACCTATGCGGCAGACGAAACGTACGGCAACATGGGCTACGGCCCCGTCGACACCAGCTGGGCAAACGACTTTATGTCGCACGGCTTCACCGGCTTTTTGGGCATGGGTGAAAGCGCCGACGACGCAGGCCAACGCGCAATGGCCAACGCGGGGGCTCCAGTCCCCGGCGCTATCGAAGCAGGCTTCGTGTTCGACCCTGACAGCACCCCAGCCGTAGGCGCAAACCAGAACACCTCGCCCACTTTCCATAGCTACGACGCACCTGACGTGAACGCAGGCATGGCTGCAGCGGTTTCGCCGACCACCGCGGGACAAAGTGTTTCGGGATATGGTTTTGGCCACTCCGGGCATTCCGGCGGGGCCACTACGCCGGGCGTCGGAAGTTTAGGCGGCCATGGCGCTCACATGGGGGCCTTTGACCAAGAGCGTAGCATCCCCGACAATGTCGCAGATTTCAGCGGGCTTATGAGCGGCTCGCAAACTCCTGCAGACCTGACCCCAGGGGAGCAGGAGGTGTATGACTTTACCATGGCTAGAAGCGGTATTGCCGACCCTGTAGCAAACCACGACAACGCAATGTCCTCGGTAGCGGCGTACAACGGCACAGGCCGCGCCCCGAACAGCTGGGGCCACACGACGCCTTCCACCGACGCACCTGCAGCGTTCAGCTTCGACCTGATGCCTGACGTCGGCCCCGGAACGGCAACGCCTTCTACCGACCCTAACGGCACGGCAGCCGCTGCCGCAGAAAACGCAGTAAGTCACGCCATGGCCAGTTCCGCCCACATGGGTAACGCCATGAACGGTTACGGCAACATCGCAACGTCGTCGGGCACGGGCCTCGACATCGCTGACGACGACGGTCTTTCAATAGCCAGCACCGGCGACGTGGCCATGGGACGGGCTCAAAACATAGGCGCGTACGGGCCGGAGACCGGCATGACTATGAGCGAGGCGAGGGCTTTCGGCGCGCCCGCGGGGGCCAATATCGGCATGGGCTTGTCGAACCCGGGCAGCGTAGCAGGGATCAACGACATCGACATCGACGACGGGGTGTCACTGTCATCTGACGACGGCGCTCCGTCACTAAGTGTCGGCATGGGAGGCCCTATGGGCACCCCGGGCTTCGGCGCTACGTGGGGCGACCAAGGTACGCTCGCCACTCCCGCAGCCACGACAGCGACACCGATATCCGCACCTTCTGCGGGCTACGCCACCGTGAACCTCGGCGTGCCCGCACCGACAGTAAACGCAGGCCCTGTGTCCATATTCGACGCGAGCGTTACAGGGCACACCAACGATCCGAACGTGGCCAACCAGTCGATCGGCACCAACTTCTCGCAAGCGGAGCAGGATCGCGCCGCTGCGCAGGCAGCCAAGACCGGCAAGGCGACACGCAGCTACGCTTTGAACGGAAATCAGCAAGCAGCTGCAGCAGCACAAGCTGCGGCGGAAAAAGAAGCTATGGCCATCGCCGCTGCGGCGCTGGCCGCGCAGCAAGGCGGGAAGGGCTACTCAGGCGACGGCCACGGCAACGTTTCAGGCGGCCACTCCGGCGGCAACGTAGGCACTGCAGGCAGCGCAGGGGCCGGGTACGGCATGGGCGGCGGCTATGGCGGCGTCACTGGCGGCGAGTGGGCTGGCGGCGGTTACGCCGAAGGCGGCTCCATAACCTCAGCACCCGAAGGCCCGCAGGAGATGCAGGTCTACGAGGCTGCCAAGATGGCGATCCGCGGACATCACCCACAGCCTGAGCAGGCGATAGAGACATTCATTCAGGTCTTCGGTCAGGATGCTTTCCAGCGCCTCAAGGCACAGGTCCTCAGCGAGGGCGGCCAAGGTGGTGACGGCGGTCACGTCAAAGGTCCCGGCACCGGCAGGAGCGATAGCGTCCCCGCTACGATCGACGGCAAAGAAAACATCAACCTCAGCAATGGCGAGTTCGTCATCCCCGAGGATGTTGTCTCCGGGCTGGGCGGCGGCTCCAACGAGCAGGGCGCAGCCGGACTGCGCGGCATGATGGGTCAGGTGCGTCAGGCGTCGCCACAGCAGCCGGTGCAATCTCAACCTCCGTTGGTCGCGCCACCTCGTCAGGCAGGGGTGCTGCCACGATGAGCATCAACATCTCCATGATCCCCCTGCAACACGTCCCTGTCGTGTGGGAAGAGGCCGCAACGCACGTCGAGGGTGCGCTGGACGGAAACCGGTCGGTCGAGGAGGTCCTTCAGGAGCTTCTGGACGACCACGCCACACTCTGGGTCATGCTGGATCACTCGGTGCTGGACGGCGGCCAGCTGGGCGTTATGGGTGCATGCGTCACGAAGGTGCATACCTATACCTCCCGAAGGGTGCTGTACGTAGCGTACTGCGGCGGTGAGCGGATGGACGAGTGGCTTGATCCGCTGCTGTCCACGCTCGAAAATTATGGCCGTGATGCCGGTTGCGCCGTCCTTGAGATGGTCGGCAGGCGCGGCTGGGAGCGCACGCTGGCAAGTTCCGGCTGGACGTTCCCCCAAAGTGTCGGTAGAAAAGAACTATCAGGTGGCCGCAAAGCCCCTGTTGAAAGGAGTGCAGCTCATGGGTAAAGACAGTGGCGGCAGCGCGCAGAGCCAGACGACAACGAACACGGGCCTGCCTTCATACGTAGCCCCTTACTATGATCGGCTGCTCCAGCGCACCGAGGCTGAAAGCAATCAGCCCTACACGCAGTACAACGCCCCCCGGGTCGCGGACTTCGCGCCGGACACTGTGTCAGCATTCGACCAGACGCGTGGCATGGGCTCTCCTCAGGAGTTCAACATTGCCGGTCTGCGTCAAGGGCTCGGCACGATGTACGAGGCGGGCGGGATCAACAACAATTATAACGCTGCGAGTTTCAGCGGCGGCGAGTTCGACAATGCCGCAGCCCAGAAGTACATGAACCCGTACACCAACAACGTGCTCGACCGGCTGCAGGAACGATCCCGCCAGCGCTTCGGTGAGCAGCGTGCAGATCGCGACGCACTGGCCATTCAGGCCGGGGCCTTCGGCAACGATCGCCGAGCCGTCGCCAACCGCATCGCGCAGAAAGACTTGAACCAGCAGCTGGCTGATACCGAGGCGACCCAGATGTCGCAGGCTTATCAGAGCGCGCAGGGTCAGTTCGAGGCCGACCGTGCAGCACGTCTGCAGGCCGAGGGCATGTCAGAACAAGGTCAGGTACAACAGGGGCAGATGGATACGGCGGCACAGGTGGCTCAGGAGAGCGCCCGGCGGGAAGCGGAGACCCTTGGTCTCGGTGCCGCAGGGCAGCTGGCAGGTCTGGGTCAGGCACGTCAGGCCGCAGACCTCGCCCGCATCGGTGCGCTGGGCAACATCGGTCAGATGCAGCAGCAGCAGAAGCAGGCTCAGCTGGACATCGCCCACACCGACTTCATCAACCAGCGCGACTTCGAGCGTGCCCAGCTGAACTTCATGGGCGGCGCGCTACGCGGCACGCCGGTGACGCCAGTGTCGGACGTGGCGAGCTACCAGCCGCCGGTCAATCCGCTCAGCAACATGATGGGCGCGGGCATCGCCGGGCTCGGCATGGCGCAGCAGTATCAAAACCTGCAGCAGGGGTATAGCTGATGAATATTCTTGAAGTCCAGGACAAGCTGAAGGACCTCAGCGACAAGCAGTTGTACGGTCGCATGCAGACGCCGGACGGACTGGCACCCCAATATCTTATTCTGTCGGAGATGACCCGACGGCGCGACATGCGGCGTGAAGCTGACGCCCCTAATGGACAACTTCCCGAAGCCCCTCTGTCGGAGACAATCCCACAAGAGCTTCTGGGGTCCGCCGCTCAGGGTGGCGGAGGTGTCCCTGCCCCCACCGGCCCGGGTGGCGGACAGCAGATGCAGCAAGGTTTGGGGAGCGTCGTGCCTCAGGGTCCGCAAGGGCCTGTGGCTAACGCTGGTGCCCGCGGGTTTCACTCGGGGGGCTCCATAGCGCCTCACGCTCCGCACGCGCCTGCTCCGAGACCCCTGTCGCCAGCAGTCCGGGCAAAGGTAAAAGCGCAGAACGAAGCCTGGGACCTGAAGCAGAAGCGGGGAGCGTACCAATCAAACGGCATGCAAGTCCCAAGCTGGCTGCAACCCCAGCAGTCTGCAGGCGACAACTGGCGCGGGCTGGGTATCGACGCTCTCAAGTACGCGAAGCAGGGCGTGCAGGGCGTTCAGAATTTCGGCAACGGCGTCGTCGAGTGGGCTGAAAACAACATCGGCGACGACGGCATAGACAACTTCGTCCGCGACACCAAAGGTGCTGTGTCTGACGTAGCCCGAGACGCAGGCATCGCAGGCATCGACGCTGCGAAAAAAGGCGTGCAGTCCATCCAGCGCGGGTCGGCTAACAAGGCCAGCGCACTGCGCAAAATGCTGACCGACAGCATGGGCAAGGTCGACTACGCCAACACCGGGCAAGGCAAGCCGACGACTTCAGGCGGCGGCGCGGCTCCAAATTTCCCTCGGGAGCGAGGCGCGGGTCCGCTCACGCCTGAAGAGGCAGCACATTTTTCAGGTAGCGCGCGCCCAAGCATGGACCGCGTCAATCCAGCACCCCTCGTGGATGGGTCGTGGGACAAGTGGGTAGACAGCCATGACTGGGTGAAGCGAGCAGCGGGCCCAGACACCACCGGGTACGCAGCAGCTCAGCAACGCACACGGGACGCGGAGGCCATGGAAGGCCACATGCGCGGCGACCCGCGCAAGTTCGACGACCGCGGCACCTCAGCATCCCCAGCATCCGCAGCATCTCCGGCAGGCCAGAAGAAAACTGTGCCGCTGCCGAAGAACAAGCCCGCTCAGGCTGCGGACAGCTCACACCCCGGCGGCATCGGCGACACAGAGACTGGTCTCGGCGCTGCAGCCAAGGCGAAAGCCCGGGACGCTATCGCCCAGATGGGCGTGGACATGGAGCAGGCGAAGGCCGACGGCGACGTCAATCGCTACACTGCGATCAAGCAGAAGATCAAGGACTACGAAGCAGGTATCGGCAAGGCGCGCAAGCGGGCCGGAGCCAACCTGATGATGCGCGCCGGTCTCGGCATGATGGGCCAGCGCGGCAGCTTCGGCGAGGCTCTGCGCAAGGGCGTGCTGCCTGCCATGGACGCCAACGAGCGCGAGATGCAGGGCATCCGGGCTGACGAGCGTGCCGTCATGGGTATGGAGACTGGACTGGCCGGAGCGCTGACACAGCGTGACGCGGCTAAGGGTCAGGCGGCTGCGGCGCAACGCAAGCAGGATGAAGTCGAACGCTCGAACCTCGTCAATGAATTGCAGGGCCGCGAGCGGCTGTCCATTCAGGAGATGACCGCCGGAGCGCAAAAGCTCAGCGCACAAGCGCGCATGCTCACGGCCAAGGCCGCACAGGCAGGCGGCATGTCCAAGACGGACAAGACCGCGATCTCTCGCATAATCACCTCTGCCATGCCGATAGCGAAGCAGATGGTGGTGGACGGGCTCGCCACAAACGTAACCGACGCCATGAAAAAACTAAGCCTCGACGGCATCATCCAGTATGCGCACCATACCGGTAAAGGTGGCGGCGATGAGCGGCCTCGCAGGGCAAAACAGGAGTAAGCGGTGTCGTATTTTATTCGGGATGCGGGCGGTGTTCCTCACTATTTTAACGACGACGTAAGCGAAGACGAGGCCAACGACCTCCTCGACGCGCGAGAGACTGAGCCCGTAGCACCCCCTGAAGAAGCTGGACTGGGCGACATCTTCGGACGTGGCGTTGATCTTGGACAGGGCATGGCCTACGGCACTGTCGAAGCTGCAGGCGAGCTACTCGGCGTTGACGCGCTGACCGAGTGGGGCGGCGAAGGCCGTGAGCGCAACCGCGCAGAGGCGGAAGCTGTCCAGCGGTCAGGCGGCGTGCAAGACATCAGAGGTGTAGGCGACGCAGCTTCATGGGTTGCAGAGACTGTCGCCGAGCAGGTGCCGCTGATGGCTCCTTCAATGGCAGGCGGCGTAGCTGGTGCAGCTATCGGCACCGCGATCGCGCCCGGTCTGGGCACCTTTATCGGCGGCGCGCTCGGCGCGTTCGTACCTTCATTCTTCCTTGGCGTCGGCGAGACGCAGGGCATCATTAAAGAGAAAGGCGGCACCGCACCCGGTGCAGCTTTCATCGGCGGCACCGCGATCGCTGCACTCGACAGCGCGCTACCCGGCAAGGTTGGCGGAGATATCGTCGCCTTCCTGACCAAGAAGTTCGGCAAGGAGGTTGGTGAAGAGGCTGCAGAGACTGTCGCCACCAAGGTCCTGACAAAACGCATGGCTGTCGCAGCTGCAGGTGCCAAAGGTATGGCCGTTGAGGGCGTGACGGAAGCGATCCAGGAAGCCATCGGCGAGATATCCGCTTCGATCGGCACCGACACAGACATTGACTGGGAAGGCATGCGCCACCAGATGATCGAGGCCATGGCTGCAGGCATGCTGATGGGCGGCGGCATATCCGCTGCAGTGGAAGCCCTGCCCAAGAAGCAGGCGGACGCTAAGAAAAAGAACGACGGCAGCACCTCTACGATCGAGGAGCGCCCGGCGCTGCTTCAGCTGACGGATCAGCGCACGCCTGAGGCTGACCTGTACGCCAAGTTCGAGACCATGCAGTCAGAGGTTCTGGACGTCACCGAGAACCAGCCGACCCATGACATGAATATCCAGCCTACGGACGACGCCCAGGGCTTCCAGATTTATCGTGACGGCATCGCTATCAGCGAGCAGTTCGATACCGCTGTCGAGGCACAGGTCGCACGCAACCAGATGGTCGAGCAGGAGCTCACGAGCACCGACGACCCTACAGCTTTCGCAGAAGCCTACCACGGGAAATTCTTCGAGGCTCATTACGCCGCTGCCGTTACCGTGCCCGCAGACCGCCACGGGCAAGAGATGGTGGCCGACTTCAGTCTTGCAGGTATCCAGCGCCGCGCTGGTGTCGGGAAAGAAACCGCCAAGGCGATCCGCGAGGCCATGGTCGCGCGGAAATTCCTCGTCAAAAAAGGCAAGCGCTACGAGCGCGCCGTCGTCAAACCTGTCGACGTACGTTACGACACCGTACAGGCAGTATCGCCCGAGGGCGTGAAGTCATACGCCGTCGTCAAGGAAGAAGTTTTTCCGAACGGTAAAGTCACCCGCACGCCAACAGAGGTCCTGCCAGTCACGCCTGACGGAAAGGAAAGTGAAGTCGACGCCGCTATTCGTGTGGAGCAGGCAGCACGCAAGGCAGCTATCGCCGCCACGCCCAAGGACGCACTGAAACGCGAGTACGACGAGCTCCAGGAACAGCGTCAGAAAAGCGTCGAGGACAACGAAGCTGTCAGCAATAACCCCCGGTCCCGCGAGATTGAAGCGCGAGCTATCGACGAGGGTATGGTCGAGGGGGCAATGCCCTACGAAGCCAACCCCGAGTTCGTCAAGCTCACCGACGAGCTGAACGCACGGGCGAAGAAGTACGGCATCACCGACCCGATCGTAAAGCTGGTCGACTACCTGCGCGGTAAAGCCACCGGCAGTGAAGGCAAACGCAAGCGCTACAGCGGCACGGAAGGCTCATACCTCGACGGCGTCATCCAATTGGCGCAGAACGTCTGGGCCCCTGAGCACCTGACGACAGCGATGCGCAAGGAAATCTTCGGCAGCGATCCCGTGACCGAGCTGTCGTTCGAGCAGAAGCTGGCCAGCCTGTCGCAGATACTGGATCATGAAGCTATTCACGCCCTGAAGGCTCTGGGCGTGTTTAGTGACGCGGACTGGAAAGCGCTGACCAAGTACGTGGCCAACGCCAAGTTCAAAGGCACCGGCGAGACCTACATGCAGCGCGCCATGCGCCTGTACGCCCCCGGCGGCGTGCCTACCCACCCATCCTACGCCAACGAAGACGGGTCGCCCAACCTGCCCGTGATCGCAGAGGAAGCGATCGCTGACGCATTCCGCTACTGGATGGCCAACGGCCAGAAGGGCGTGGCGGGCAAGCCGCTGTCGCTCTTCAAGCGCATGCTCAACTTCTTCCGTGGCGTCAGCGAGAGCGTATCAGCGGTCGCCGGTGGCGAGGCAGTGCTCGGTCGGATCGCACGCGGCGAGCTGGGTGGGAGTGGCGCTGCACGCGCGGGTCCTGAGATGCAGAGCGTTCGGGGCGGCGAGATGTTCAGCATGCGCGAGCCGAACGGGCTGTACAGTCAGGCCTCCAGAGCCGCCCGCACTGACCCCGGCAAGCGCACCGCGCAGCAGTGGTACAAACACTTCGAGAAGAACAACGTCAAGAAGGCTGAGCTGGACTGGGTCGTCGGCCTCGACGAGTTCCTGAAGTCTGCCAAGTCCGTCAACGGCGAAGACCTCGCAGCTTTCATCGACCAGAACGGCGTGGCGCTGGACGAGGAGACGCGGGGCTTTGAAGAGTACAAAAACGTCCGCGACGCAATTAACGATGCGGTCAGCGAAAGTCTGGAAGCCAACCTCGCCTTCCGTGCTGCGGTACGCACATACGACATAGACCCCGACGACGTGTCCGCAGTGTTGGAAGCCTACGGCGAACGCGATCCGCTCCAGGCAGAGCAAGCCTCGCTGCCCGAAGAGTTTCTCGACGCCGCCAGTGACATGGTGGTCGCGAGCGAGTACGCGCATCAACTGCAAGGTCAGAGCCATGAAGACCTGACGATACCGAAGTTCGCCCAGTACACCTTGGGCGAGGGCAACGCCGAGAACATCCGCGAGTGGTACCTGACCGTCCCGAAAGACAAGTCACCTGCCAACCAGCTGGTGGAAGACTGGCTCGTACCCCGTGCCCACCGCATTGGCGATAGCGTAGCTGACAACCGGCTCGTCGTCCGCATCCGCACGTCCGACCGCACACGCGCCGACGGCGCGCTGATGCTGTTCATCGAAGAGATGCAGGGCGACCGTCAGCAGGCAGCGCGTGAGGAGGGGTGGCGCAAGCCGCAGCTAACGGCAGACGATGTCGAAGTCACGATGTATACAAAAACAGAAGTTGAGAATGCTCCACCGGGGCACCCAACTGCAGGCATAAGCTCCAGCCTGTTTGACGAGCATTTTCTGTCAGGCGCACGGGAGCGGTTCACAGCGCCGGGTGAAGTGCCGGGCGACCGAGTGTGGGTTGCCACGGACAAGCGCGACGACAGCGTCCTGACCATAAATGTTGTCAGCGAGCAGCGCGCGCGGGACAGCGCAGTCACAACTGAAACAGATCGCAGGGTGACCAAGACCCGGGCGAAGGTGCGAGAGCTGCGCCGAGACGCCCGAGACGTTCTCAGGAGCGTTGACAACCTCGGCTTCGACACAGTGGCAGAGGCGCTGGGCGCGGTCATAGAAGAAGTGCATTGGAGCAACATCTGGGACGCCAGCGACATGTCGCGACCCGACAGGAAGGTACTGGACGACTACCGCGACTACGTGAACGAACTCTCCATGCTGGTCGAGCGGCAGACCCGCGAGGCGAAAGGTTCCGGCGTCGGCCATATCCCCTTCGCCAAGACCGATGACTGGACGTCGCTCGCTCTCAAGCGCGTGCTGATACAGGCCGTGCATGAGGGTTATGAAAGTATCGGCTGGACGACGGGCGATATGCAAAGTGAGCGGTATACTCTCGAAGAGAAGCTTACCGACATCTACTACACCGATAGAGGCAACGGCCTCTACGACGTGGTCGCGCACAGAAACCCGGAGTTTGGCGCGTCAGGTACGGTCGAGGTGTTCGATCAGGCCAGCATGTCCCGCGACGAGATGGCGAAAATCTTCGGCCCTGAACTGGCCGAGCAGATCGTGAAGGACGAAGGCAAGCCCGCCGACCTTGAGGGCTTTGAAGGCGCGGCTATCGAGAATATCGAAGGCGCGTTCCTGCGTGGCCGCGGCGACGGCATGCGGTCGTACTACGACAAGATCGTCGGCAAGAACGCCAACACTATCGGCAAGAAGGTTGGCGCGAAAACCCGTGTGGCGGAACTGCTGTACGCGGGTGAGGATGAAGTTACCTCGCCGTTCGTTGTGAAGGATAATTCGGGGAACATACTCCAGGAGTTCCGCTCTTACGACAACGCTCTGGACTACGTCAAATCGTACTCGGATGCGGAACAGCCGTTACATGTGGAGAGCTACAACGAAACCACTTCCGTCTGGGAACTGCCGATCACTGACAAGCTGCAGGGCATCGTCAAGGGCGAAGGCCTGCAGATGTTCAGCATGCGCGACGAGCCCTTCAAGAACCAGACGCCGAAGGAAGCCACGTTCACACGCGCCACTACCAACATCCACTTCCAGCGGTGGATGAAGCGCAAGCATGTAGGCGAGACGCCGACGTTCGAGATGGTGGACGAGTACCAGAACGGCCCGATGTTCTCGCTGCGCCCGGCGTCTGTCGGCTTCCACAGCAAGCTGGAGCAGCAGGTCGAGACGGTAGACCTTCCGGGCTGGCGTCAGAAGAAGGGCCAGAACGCCCTGCCCATGGCGAAGAGCAAAGAAATCTGGGACAAGATCAAGACGCTCGGCATCAAGAAAGAAGAAATCAAGTGGACCGGCATTGAGGACTTCCTGAAGACGGAAGATGCCTTCACCCGTGACGAGGTGCTGGGCTTCCTGCGCAGCAACGGTCTGGTGCTGGAAGAGCGCGTCGCCGATCTGTCACGCAGTCAGTTTAACGCAAACACACATGGCGACGGCGAAGAGGGTTTCGACGGTGAAGGTCGGCCTTACTTCAACGGCTGGAACTGGTCCGAGAGCGTTATCGATGACTACGACGAGATCAACTACCACGCCGAGAGCATCACCGAGAACATTGAAGAGTACTATATCTACGACATTGCGCGGCACAACTTCATACAGGAAAACCGCGAGCGCATTCTGCAAGAGGTTTTCGGCGACAACGTACCTATCGTCGGGCAGCGGCGTTTTGATTTTGCAGTGGGCGACCTCGGCGGGGACGTCGTGGAGCAGAGCGAGTTCGACGACGCCGTAGAGGAATACGTTGACGAGAACCACAAAGACGAAATCGTCGATAGCCTGGAGGACGCCATCAGCGAGATGGCATCGGAGAACTATTACGACAACCCCGTTATCGAGATGTACGACAGCACCCACAACGTAAGGATCACGGGTAATAACGATCAGGGCTGGTACAACCACGACAGCGGCGACATGGCCTACGATCTGCCAGAGGCAGAGACGAACGCCTTGCAGCATCTAACGGATAACGACCGCATCGGGTACGCGCTTGACGAAGATATCAACGACGACAACGAAGGTACGGATGCCGAAGTAGATGCTAGCGAGCGCCCCGTCGAGGCTGACGTTGCCCAGTGGGGGCAGTACGTCATGGAGGGTAGTCACACAAACTACCGCGAGATAAAAATCATCATGCCCGGTCTGGAGCATGACTACTACAAGACCTCGCACCATCCCGACAACAAGATCATCGCCTTCAACCGGGTGACGACGCGCGAGCTGCGCTACCGCCCGAAGGGCGAAGACACCCGCGGTGCGATCGACGCGTTCGTGACGGTGGACGGCGAGACATACCTTCAGCTTAAAGAGCAGCTGAAAGCAGCCGCGGAAGAAGAGGCCGCCCGCAAGGAAGTGTGGGAGCGCCGGTCGAACGAGATCATCTCAGAGGTCAGCGGCTTCGGTGACGCTGCCATGGTGCAGGAAGAAGTGCAGCGGCGCGGCGCAGACGGCATTGCGTGGCAGACAGAAATTGTGGAGAAGGTGCAGGCGCGGCGTCGCACTGACATGGGCTACGCCCTGTCGCAGAAGAAGTTTGAAGAGGCCAAAGAAGCGCACGACAAACTGCAGGGTAAGGCGCACGCAGAGCTGGCACGCTGGAACATGCAGAACCCGGACATGAACGCGTTCATCAGGACGTACTTCCTGGACGAGGCTCAGTCCGATCTGCACCAGTCTGGCAAGCGCGGGTACAAGACCGGCGCTGACGTGGCTGAGTTGCGTCGGGTTAACCTGGACGCAACGGCAGCTTTGCGTGCCGCGGTAGGTGCTGCGGTGCGAGATGCGCAAAGAGACCCTCGTCAGTACAGCACGTATCTGAAAATGAAAACTGCGGTTGACGGTTACGGGAATGCGACAGGGCGTCTGAAAGGGGCGGTGTGGTACCACGCCATGCAAGGTTTGGTGGAGGACCGTAGCGCATACTCCTTCGATAAAGCAGACGGCAAAACCGCTGACCTACTGCTTACTTTGCCGGGCGCGAAAAAGAAAGTACTGCCGCTTATCAAGGCGTGGAAAAAAGCCGCCGACGCAGAGTACGCAGAAGTCAGCGGCCCGCCCGACGCGCCGTTCAAGGACAACGCATGGATCGACCTGGCCGTCAAACGCGCCCTGATCGACGCCGTGGCGAACGGCTACAAGGCCTTCGGCTGGCCGAACGCAGTCGTGATGGAGAAACGCTGGTCGGCGACATACCGCAAAGCCTATGAGTATGAGTACGATCAGAAAATCCGCAGCCTCATCAGCGGTCTGCTGGGTACGAAGGTCCACGAGTTCACGCTGGACGGCGAGACCTACGATCGCTCGACACCGTTCAAGCAAGGCAAGAAGGGCAAGAAGGGCAGGCCCGATGCGCCTGACACGCCTGCATACACGGGCAGTAACGAAGGCGACAAGGGCTACTACATCGCAGAAATCCCTGACGCGGTCGCCGCCGAGATCAAGGAGAACGGCTTCCCCATGTTCAGCATGCGGGATACTTCAGCCGCCCCTGAGCAGGCACAGGCCCGCGCACCCTACGAGTTCGCCTCCGACAAGGCGCTGGGGCGCACGACGAACGACGATGGCGAGCCGCTGTCCACCAAGGCGGGCATCGACTTCAAGGTCCTGCTGCGCGACCACGGTATCGAGGGCGAGATGTTCAGCATGCGTCCGAAGGACGCTTACGATCCCGTGCCGAACCCGAACGGCGACATGCTCTGGGCGCGCTTCAAGCTGAACGGCAGGGACACCGCGATCATGATGCCGCGCGGCGAGTGGTACAGAGATAAAGACGGCGAGATGCGCGGCTTCGGCGTGCGCAAGATGGCCCGCAAACATGGCAAGGACATCACTGCGGTGGGCTTCGAGAGCATCGGTGAATACGCCCTGGCTTTCTCCGAGCACATCCGCATCAACGCACCATTCCACTTCCGCGAGGGCGTCACCAGACTTACGTCTGGCGTGCTCAAGGTGCAGCGGATACCGCGCGGTAAGGAAGGCAAGCCTGATCGCTACGCCTTCTTCTGGGACGAGCCTTCGTTCAAGGTCGACGGTGTCCCGGTCACCGCACGCATGGCGTTCGACCACACGCTAACACCTAACGGCGAGCCTGACGTCTTGCTGATGATCAGCGGGTATACTGAGGCAGACAACGTTGGCGATCGCTACCGGTCAGCCACGCCGTGGTCGGATCAAGACGTAGCCTACTCGTTGCGTGATGAAGACGCGGCGAACGTCAAGGCGATCGAGCGCCCCGCCATCAAATATAAAGGTAAGATTTATCGGGGCGAGCCGAGGCAGCAACATAGCGACATCGTTCAGCAGTCGTCTGAAATTGATAACGGTATGATATGGTTCGGGCGCGACGCAGACGGTAACACTTTGACCGAAGGGTTCATCGTGACCCGTGAGTACGGTGGGGGTTTCGTTGACCGCGCCGAGGCCTTTACGCTCGCCGTAGACGCGGGCCAGTACGACGGCGGTAGCTGGGGGCGCGGCCCCGGGCTTTTGCTAAGCGATGCCCCAGGGCTTAAATACTCCATCCGCGACACCAACCCGGGCGAGCGCCTGTCGCAGCAAGATATCGAGACCGGCCAGCAGGCCGAGGCTCAGATGCATGTCGACTTCACGCGCAGCCAGACCGAGGGCATCATCGCCTCACGTCTGCACCAGGCAGGACGCAACAGCAAGGTCGTCGACTGGCGCATCAAGCTGGAAGACTACATGCTTGGCGTCAAGCTGATGCAGGAGGAGGTCGGCAGCCACGGCATCCGCATCGAGGATTGGATGAACACCTACCTCGAAGAGCAGCTGCACGGCAGTGCCGCCATGGACCTGATCCGCAACGTCGATAAAGATTTCATCCAGCCGCTCACCGAGATGCTCAAGAGCAACACCAACGACGTCCAGCTCGGTGACCTCGAAGACTACCTCTACGCCCTGCACGCGCCGGAGCGGAACGCTCGGCTTAAGGAACAGGGCTCGGCCGAGGATCATCCGTCCGGCATGAGCAACGCCGACGCGGCTGCGCACATCGCCCGGCTGCGCCAGGAAGGTAAACTTGGAACGCTCCAAACCATGAACGCGTTCGTCAAGGGCATCCGTGAGGAGAGCACCCGCATGCGGGTCGAGAGCGGACTGATCAGTCAGGAGATGGCTGACGAAGGCCGCAGGCTCTACCCCAACTACGTACCGCTGCGCGGCTACGTCGACGAGAACGCTGATCCCGATCTGGATACGCAAGACATCCGGGCCCGCCTCGGCCTCGGCATGGACGTACGTGGCCGCGAGAGCCGGTCGCCAACTGGTCGCCATACGGAGGCCAAGGACATCCTCGCCACGCTGATCCTGCAGGCCGAAGAGTCCTCTGTGCGCGCGACCAAGAACAACGTCGGCAACGCCTTCCTGAGGTTCATCAAGGAAGTCGCAGCGCAAGACCCTGCCGTGGCGGCCCAGTACGCCACCATCGAAGAGACTGTCCCCGTCCGCGCCAAGATCGATGGCCGCACCGGTCGTATCTACTACGCGCCGGACAGCCTCGCCCACCGCGTCGGCGACGACATCTTCATCACCAAGGTGGACGGCAAGGAAGTCAAGATACGCATCAAGGACCCGCGCGTACGCCGGGCTATGAAGCGGGAGTTCGACAGTGGCGGCGGCACGCTGGTGCAGGTCCTGTCGCAGGTCAACCGCTTCCTCGCCTCGGTCAACACATCGTGGAACCCTGAGTTCCTGATCTCCAACTTCGCCCGTGACATGCAGACTGCAGGCGTCGTGCTGCAGCAGTACGTCAACGACGTCGACGGCTTCAAGGCCACCGCCGTGAACCCGAAGAGCATTGCCAAATCCCTCGGGGCCGTGAAGCGCATTCTGCGTGGCGGTGAGAAGGGTGACGCCTGGGAGAAAAGTTTCCTTGAGTTCCAGAAGCTGGGCGGCACGACCGAGTTCCTCGGCATCCGCAACCTGCAGTCTGTCATGAGCCGCATCGAGAGCGAGCTCAGCGATATCGGCCCGCGCACCCCGGCCAAGAAAGCCAAGGCGGCGTTCAACTCGCTCGCCAGTTTCGTCAACGACTACAACAGGGTGGTTGAGAACGCGGCACGTCTGGCGGTCTTCAAGGCTCTGCGTGACGCAGGCGTCTCGCCGAAGCAGGCAGCCTTCGCAGCCAAGAACCTGACCGTCAACTTCAACAAGGGCGGCGAGGCCAAGACCCTGGCCAACAGCCTGTACCTGTTCTACAACGCCAGTCTGCAGGGCACCTTCGTACTGGCCCGCGGCCTGCGCAACAAGCGCGTCCAGAAGTTCGTCGGCGGCATCGTCGCCACCGGCTTCATGATGGACATGATGGCGCGCATGATGTGGGACGACGAGGATGAAGACGGCAAGCTGATCTACGACAAAATCCCCGACCACATCCTTGAGCATAACATCATCATCCCGTGGGACACCGACCCCAAGGGCTATAAGAAAATCCCCCTGCCCTACGGGTTCAACGCCTTCTACAACACAGGCCGGGCGCTCAGCGCCTACGCCAACGGCGGCAAGAAGGGCGGCGAGACAGCGAAGAGCATCGTCATGTCAGCAGTCGACGCCTTCAACCCGATGGGCGGCACGAACTCCTTCATCAACCTGGTCACGCCAACCATCCTCGACCCGGTCGTCGACCTCGCGGTGAACGAAGATTTCTCCGGGCGCAACATCGTGCCGGAGCGGATCGCCATGGGAACACGTCCTGCTCCACCACCACATGAACTTTACTGGAACAGCACCAGCACGGCATGGAAGACCCTGGCCACCGGCGTCGCAGAACTCACCGGCGGGTCGAAGGGTCGCGAGGGCGGCATCGACTTCAGCCCTGAGCACTACGAGTATGTCTGGGACTACTTCCTCGGCGGCGTTGGCAAGTTCGTCATGCGGACCTACAGCCTGGGCGAGAGCGTGACCACCGGCATGATCAAGGATGACTTCAGCGACATCGAGGTCGGGCAGATACCTTTCCTGCGCAAGGTCGTGGGCTCGGTTACGAACCGCGAGAACACCTCGGCCTACTACGAGAACGGCAAAGACGTCATGGCCGCCAAGATGGAGGTCGATGCCTACCGCAAGAACCAGAACTACGACGCCATGCGTCAGGTCCGCAAGGAGTACCCCCGGCAGCTCCGGCTGGTGGGCGTGTTCCGGTCTGCCGATCGCCGCCTCAACAACCTGCGCCAGCAGCTGGCCCGGGTACGCAGGCAGAAGGGCGATCTCAGCGCACGTCTTAAGAGAGAACAGAAGATCAAGGACCAGATGGACGTTGTAATTAACCGGACAAACCGCCTATACTACGCGGCGATGGAACGTTAATCAGGGAAATGATCATGTCTGCTGTAATGAATATCGGCGACGCTGTCGCTGCGATGGAGACCGGCGAGAAGGTTGCGCGCATCGGGTGGAACGGGAAGGGCATGTGGCTTGAGCTGCAGGTTCCTGACGAGCATTCGAAGATGACGCTGCCATACGTCTACATCAACTACCCCGCGGATGCCGACAACACCCCCGGCGCTCGGTGCCCGTGGCTGGCCAGCCAGACAGATTTGCTGGCCAAGGACTGGGTGCTGGTGCAATGACCCCTCGTGGAATCCGGAACAACAACCCGGGCAACCTTGACTTCAACAAGGCGGCTTTCGGTCGCGACCCCTGGGTTGGTGAAGCCGGACCCGAGACTTTAAGCACCGGGCGAGAGGGTCGCTTTACGACTTTCGACAGCCCCGAGCATGGCATCCGTGCCCTGTCCAAGGTGCTGCTAACTTACTGCCGCCTGCGCAAAGCCGCTGACGGTAGTCCGATCGACACGGTGCAGGAAATTCTCAACCGCTGGGCCCCGCCCCACGAGAACGACACCACGTCCTACGCCCGTCACGTCCGCGCACAGCTCGATCTCGAAGAGGGTGAGCTCGTGGACATCACTGACGTGGACGTGCTGGAAGACCTGGTCACCTCGATCATTGCTCACGAGAACGGCCAGCAGCCGTACTCCGAGGAAGTCATCGCCGAAGGTGTGCGACTAGCCCTGGCGTAACCACTCACCCCCAGTCGCGAGGAGAAGACAATGGAAACCATGCTTAAAGGTAAGAAGTCCTACATCGTTGCGATCCTGATGCTCGCCGTCGGCGTCGTCAACATGCTGACCGGCGATGCCAGTGGCACGCAGATGGTCATGGACAACGCGATGGTCCTGCTTAATGGCGCTGGCCTGATGGCGCTGCGTGCCGGTGTTGATAAAGCCGCAGGCTGATGTTCACCTGGGCGTCAATAATTGCTAACGTCCTGAAGCTGGGTAACCTGATCATGGGAATGGTCAGGGATGCCCGGCTTCGTCGGGACGGCAAGAACGAACTCGCGGCAGACAATGCTGTCGTGGCTGAAAAGGCAAGGGAGAAGGCTGATGAAATCCAGACGCTTGACGATGCCAATGATGCTTTTGAGCGCAATGCTCCTGACCGCGTGTCAGGCAACTCCGCTCCTGATAACTAGCTGTCCCACCTTCACATGGCCACCGTCAAAGGTCATAAAGGTTATGAAGGCAGAGGCGGCTAAGGATACCGCTGTTGCTCTCTGGTGGCGCGACCTGGCCCGCCACGGCACTGAGTGCAAAGCGCTAAATGAATGAGCATCTGGCTCCTCGTAGCCATGTGGTGCATCGCACAGCCGGTGCCCTTCTGTGTGAGGATGGAGATACCAGACCTGACCCTCGGCCAGTGCTATAGAGCCAAGCCCCTCGCGATCAACCGCGCCATGCAAGAGGGTGCGTTTGAGTTCGACGCCTACTGCGTCGTCGGCACCAGCTATCCTACGTAACCACCTCGTAGTCTTTCGACACGAACCCCCGCCCGCCGATCAGCGTCGCCGGGATCATAATTTTCTTTTCTTCCAGCGTGTCCCTGTGCAAGGTGCGGATGTGCCCTCGCCGCCAGTGCTGGCGGGGGCTGGCGTGGGTGCCGCCCAGCGGGATAATGCCGCCTGATTTGCTGACGCCTTTAATCTTGACGACGTGGTGGTCGTACAGCGGGACCTTCCCCTTTTTCAGGCGGCGCTTGTTGAGCCTTTTCGGGGCGGCTACCTCCGCGACTTCGACGGCGTCAGAAGCCAGAAGCGCCATCGCGACAAGTACCAGGTATACGGATTTATCAATCAAGTTATTGATTGCCTCGTCGGGCTCTGGCTCTCCTACGAGCCCCGAGCGGCGGTAGGCGAGCTCGCCGTCTTCGACAGTTAGCGTGACCTTGTACAGGATGGGCACGTTACCAAGGCCGTACTCTGGAATTTTTGCCCCGCAGATAAACGGAGTGGCGCTGATGGCCCCCGCGCCATCGTTCCAAACGATCGCTGCAGCAAGCTGCCCGTTCATGGAGCACTCAAAGTACGAGATGTCAAAAGGCAGCTGCCCTAAGCCTTCCTCGAACATGTTTTGGCCTGTTGCGCCCAGCTGTTTGACGTCGTCAAAGGTAAAATCGCCCAGGTTAAACTTACCTGCGATGGCTAGTTGCGCTTGGCACGTAATGAAGTAGTCCCTTCTGGGTTTCATGTTTGAGCCAGACGTCGCCCCCCACATATTAATCAACGTGGTGAGGTCTTCCATAAGCTTATGTGCGTGTAACATCTCAGGTCCCTTTCATTTCAACATCTCCCGCCGCACCCTGTCGATCACGTCGCCAGCGCGGTGGCGCTTCCACTCCTCGAACGCATTCTGATCGCTCGCCGGGTACGCCACGCCATTGAAGACGCGTGCGGTGTTTTCATCCTCGGGCGCGTTGCCGAGCAGATGGTGGTGGTACTCGAACTTGACGCCCGGGCGGTAGCACCGGACGCCCAGCTCCTTGACCAGCAGTTCCCAGTAATCATCCACGAACCAGTGGATCAGGGTGCGGGGCACCCAGTAGCCTATAGCTCTGAGCAGCTTGCCCCCGAACACCACACCGCCAGCGACACGATGGCCATGCTTCCAGCCGTCGTCCCCCCAGGCGATGCCCCAGTCACCGGCAGCCTCGATCAGGGTCTGGTCCCAGCCCTGCGTCACAGGGCGGCAGCCATCCGTCAGGAAGCCGTAGTATGGTCGATCAGGGGATGTGTCGAAACAGTGGTTCATGGTCTGGGCCAGCTCACGGTGCGGCTCAAGGTTCCAGGTCGACCAGTTGTCTGGCTCGATCAGGACGAGTTCGTCGCCGCCGTCGTTCACAGCGACAGCGGGGGCGGTCATGCCGGTGGCTTCGCAGTGTTCGACAGTCTGCCGGGCTGCACCGATCCGGTTGCGGGTTATAAGAAAAAACATCAGGGCTCCCGGTTAATATTGCTTGTAAACAAGAGCACCGTATCGTATAGCTTGTGCATACACAAGGAGAAATTTAATGGGTATCAAAAAAGAGTTGATCGCCGAGATCGACGCCTTCCTGAAATACTACGAGATCGCCCCGACATCGTTCGGTCGCGACTGCATGAACAACACCGCGTTCATGGAGCGCCTGCGCAACGTGGATGGCCGTGTCACCGACGCCACCATCGACAAGGTGCGGGCGTACATCAAGAAGCACGACGACAAGGACGACGCAGCCAAGCCCGTGGAGATCGCCCGGCGTGCAGGTCCACCTACCCCTGCCCGGCGCAAGGGTTCGAGCTGGAGGGCTGCCGTGTGAGTACGTTAAAAGATTTCGACGAGACCTTCGAGACGATCACCCAGGACCGCGGCGTAGACTACGGCCACCCGCTGGACGACTTCGCCATCGCAGCCGCTATCAAGGAGGCGGTGGCGTCCTGCCCGGACAAGGAAGTCCGGCACGCGCTGGAAATGATCGGGGTCAAAATGGCCAGGCTCTGCAAAACGCCGACCCACCCGGACAGCGTCATTGATATTGCAGGCTATGCCCGCACCATCCCCATGATACACGACGAGCGAGCACGGCGTAAGTTGCTTTGACAAAGGTGACGTTCATTTCTTGTACCTCTTGCCGTGCCAGAGCTCGACCTCAAGCGGCAGGCCGGGGGCCCATAGCGGCACGTCTTTCATGACGTCCTCAAGGGTGCCCCAGGCATCGCCGACTTCAGCGTCGAGAACCTCCAGCAATATTTCATCGTGGACGTGACCAACGATGGGCCAGTCCAGCTCGTCCATCATGCGCAGCCCGCGCTTGAGGATCGACGCCGACACTGCCTGCGTGTTGTTCTCGGCCAGCAGCCCGCCGTAGAGCTGGACCCTGCCCCACTCAGTCTCGCCGCGCTTGGGTTTCCAGCCAGCTTTGACAGCTGTCAGCCGGTCCTGAAAGCCCCAGCGGCCCTCGACCGTCTCGATCCGGGGCTTGGGGTACGACAGCACCTGCCCGCTCGGCAACATGCAGTACAGGGCCTGCATGTTCTCGGGGCACATGTATGTCACGAACCCCACCTTGTAGCTCTTGCCGGGGTTCGATACCGCGTTGGTGGCAGCGAAGTCGAGGTCGGCCCAGTAGTCCACGGCCCACGGGTTCGACGCACGCCATGCCTTTTTGATCTTGTCGGCCTCACTGTCTTCAATGTGGACCCCGTAATTTCTCGCCATGGACTGGAAGGCCTTGACGCCACCCTGGTAGCCCATGGACAGCACGGTGACCTTGCCGATCTGGCGCTCCGGCTTTGTGATCGCATCGGCCGGAACGTTATAGATGCCTGAAGCGGCCACCATATAGACGTCAGGCCGGGCGGGGTTCTCGTCCACGTCCTTGAAGACCTTGAGCATCTTGCGCCCGCCTGCACTGTCGGTCAGCCACGGCAGCACCCGGGCCTCAATGCCAGCCCAGTCACTGCAGACGTAGGAGTATCCCTCCTGAGCGATCAGGGAGGGCCTGAGCATGGACGCCAGCGTGTTCATAACCTCGCCTTCAGCGATCGGCGTGTGGGCCATCAGGGAGGCCCTGAGGACCTCTGGCTCCTTCGAGCAGTCTCTGGTGAAGTTGTGTACCTGAAGGCCTTGAGACGAAGCCCTGAGCGTCTGGCCAGCCCCTGCGAAGCTGAACGCACCCCGTACGCGATCGTCGTCAGGGTCAGAGCGCAGGCACATGGCCTTGTACTTGGAGATCGATGACCGCCCGGCATCCTCCAGCAGCTGCACAAACTCAAGGCAGATCGGTGCGATCCGCCCGGGGCTCATAGTCTCCAGCTTCAGGATGTCAGCCCGTGCGGTCTTGTCGAGGGTGATCTTGCGGGTCTCTTCACGGGTCTGGCGATCGGTGGTGACGCGGGTCATGGCCTTGCGGATGTCGTCGTCGCCGTCCATGTAGATTTCCATCCACTCTTTATGGCGGGCGAACTGGCGGGGGCTGTCGATCTGGCCGTTGGTAATGCGGTTCAGCTCGACGCTGATCTCATAGACCTCGGCGTCGGCGTACTTGATGGCCGCCTCGGCGAACTCGCGATCCACCTTGAGGCCGCGGTCGTTGATGCGCTCGTTGACGATATAGTCCTGCCACTCCTCGTCGGTCAGGGGCGGGGTCATCTTGGCAGCGGTGCGCTCGACGATGACGTCGGTGTCACAGTAGCGGTACATCTCCTCCAGCAGGTCGGGGTCCATGTTGAAGACGCCGGTGTCCAGATCGGGCGGCCCGGGTATGGAGAGCAGCTTGATCAGCTCCTTGCCGCGGCGGTCTTTCTGGGTCCGCAGTCCGAGGCAGGCACCTAGATCGTCGAGGCCACCAGGCAGTGCGCGGGCACGGGCCTGCGCCATGGTGCAGTAGAACATTTCGAGCGGCGGCTCGGGCACGTCGTAGTCAGGGCAGACCACATACCAGAAGATCACCCGCTCGAACGCTGCGTTGTGAGCGTGTATGCTGCGATCGTGACCGGCTTTGATATGGTCGATGATAACCTGGGGGAACGGCTCACCGCTGAGCGGGTTCCAGCTGGTCGGCTTGTCGTCGCCGAAGCCGTAGCTCAAACAGATCAGGCTGGTGGAGGGGTGGACAGCGTAGTTGTACGCGCCTTCCTTGATCAGGTTGACCCGGCTCCGGGTCTCGAAGTCGATGTGCAGTTCAGGTATCTGCATGTTATAAATCCTCCCACTGCTTAGCCAGACGCTCCGCGTTCTCTGCGGTGCGCTCGGCTTTAAGCTCTTCGATCCTGCCAGCGATCTGCTGCTCGTCGTCAAGGTAGCCCCAGGTCTTGCGGTTAATGATGGGACTGAGGTTCCCTTTCGACATTGGGTAAACCTCTATTATGTCCGCGTAGCTATCACCAAGTTTGCGACGCGCGCGCATGTCAATGATGTCGGTCTCTTCATAGACGCGGTTACCCAACCTGTGGTTTCCGTGCCGCACTTTATCCGCAGCGTTCTCGGCGGCAGTCGCCCAGCGCAGGTTGGTGTAGTGGTTGTTCGAGGGGTTCCCGTCGTAGTGGGCGCACTGGTGATCGTCGGAAGGTTTCGGCCCTACGAAAGCGTGGAGCACCAGAGTATGCGCCTGAACGGTTTTCGACGGTGCGTTGCGCCCCGCCATACCGGCGTCACGCAGTTTATATTTAACATACCCCTGGGGGTCGGAAGTCCCCGTCATAATTTTTCCGGCAGGGTACCTGTACGAACCGTCCAGGAGCTGGTAGCGGTCAACGAGGCTGCGTAGCTGGCCATATTCGGACACCTCGTACTCAGGGTGAATGCTCTGTCTCCACTCCATTACAAGTCTCCCCATTGATCGGCCATAGCATCCGCCAGGCCCTGATAAGTTATCGACCGCAACATTTGACGATCTTCTGACGGCGGCAGGTAGTGCAGCCGCTGTTGAATGTTCTTGGGCAGTGCATCTGTCTCGGTCTTGACGTTGTTCGTCGGCACCAACGGCGGCAGGTTCTTGAGCCACAGGCAAGTTGCCTTCTTTTCCATGTGACCGAACATCCACGGTTGGACTACCTGCGTCTGCTTGACGCCGATTAGTTCCTTGGCATAGCCGTGCATCACAGGATTTTCGACGCAGATTTTATCAGCAGGTGCGTTGAGCATCGCTTCAAAGAACCGGGCACCGTCCACCATGTCAGCCCAACGCTTGACGTTGACGCCGTTCTCTTTGCGTTTGTCCTTGTACAAGTGGCAAACCCCGGAGTTTGAAAGATAAGTGCAGGGCGGGTGCGCGATTATTAAGTCCCACTTATGCCGGTCCAAGTGATCAAGAACATCCCCTTGAATGTGGTATTCTGGATCATCACTTGGTAGAATATCACACGACCAGGCAACATGCCCTTTGGCCCTGAACGCATCGCGCACGACGCCGGAAAATTCACATGCGACGAGGACCCTCACTTGTCGTACTCCGCGCCGACCCCGTCGAGCACGCTCTCCAGGTACTTGATGCGGGCGTGGTCTGCGGTCGCGGAAGTTTCAATCTCCTGCTCGATCTCTTCATCGCTGTTCACTTCACTGTCGCGCAGGAACTGTATCTCGGCCAGCACGTCATGCAACCACGGCAGTTTCTTGGCCGTCGTCATCTCCATGCGGAACAGATCGTTATCGCTAGGGGTGCGACGACCCCGTAAATTATAGTTGAGTGTTGTCATAGCAAAAACCTTCCCGGTTAAAGTTAGTGCGTGGTGACGGCTCAGCGTCCAGCCGCTAAGCCATAGCCATGCCGCCACCACGTTTCGGAGAGGCCGCGGCCTAACTGGGATCAAGGGCGCTTCTGTTTCAAAGCGCCACCAGTACCGCGACGGCTCCTATCCGGTCGAGCGGGGTACCTCAGCCCCGAAGGGCTCAGCTCGCCCGACCGAGGTCTCTTATGCCGCGCCGCGACGACGGCGGCGACCACCAGCAGCTTCTGCCGGAGCAGCTTCTGCCGGAGCAGCTTCTTCTGCCGGGGCAGCTTCAGCAACTTCTTCCGCCGGAGCAGTTTCAACAGGTGCTGCCTCCGCCGGAGCAGCCTCAGCAACCGCAGCCCTGCCTGCAGGTTTGGCATCGGCAGGGGGTGCTGCGATCGCACCTTTGACTGCACTCAGCAAACCGTTCTGGAGGTCCGCCCAGTCCACAATCTTGAAGATCGGCGTGTACTGTTTGCCGTACTGCTTGTGGGTGTAGCTGTCACTTTCCAACACGACGATCGGAACCGGGTGCTGGTGTGACGGGCGGTTCTTGACTTCCTTGCGGACTTCATTGTACGCATTGATGCCGCCCTTGGAGGAGGCGTAGTATGCAGTCTGCACACCCACGTCTTCGCCGTTCAGGCAGACCATCGGGAAACCAACCTGGGTCGTCCACGGAAAGTCGGGGTTACCATACGGAGGGGCAGGCTTGTTAGCCGGACCCATGGTCTCACCGAGTTTCGTACCGGCCTGAGGCGAACCATCTTTACCCCAGGCAACCCAACCATGAGCGAGCTCAAAAATATTGATCGCCCAGTTGCTGTTTTCCTGTACTTCAACGTTGTCCGCACCGTAGACCCAGATGCCGTCCTTACCCATACGCATATAGGTTTCGCCGGACGTGCTGGTCGGGGCGTGCGCATCACCTTCAGCCATTGCGGCGTCAAGGTCTTCTACGGAGTTCACCGCTGCCGAGGCAGCGAAGTTCGCGATATCAGTACTCATTCGTCATCTCCTTCTTCAAAGTTAACCGTAACCTCAAGCTAATCTTTCGGTTTTCTGCTTAACTTTAACCTTCGTCTTCATTCGTAACTTCAACCTTAGGCAGGCCGAGATCATCGTCTGCCGCTACCACGCTGAGCGCCGCCCGAGGGTCTGACGTCCGCGCCATGGTCGTGCCTGACGAGTGTCCAGTGGACAGATCGTCTACCACGCCAATCTCTTTGCCGTCCACTCTGACGGTCGCTTTAATACCCTTGGATTTTAGCAGCTTTTCGGCTGCAGCGGGAGTGATAAAGGTCGTTATTTCGAGCTCTTTCACCTTAACTTTCAGCGCCCGCAGCCGCCGCTTGGCCTCGACCTCGTCATCCCACTGGCGAGTCTTGCGCTTGTCCACCAGCTTCCAGCCGTCGACGTTGAAGCCTTCCTCCAGCTGCTGGTGCGCGAAGCTTTGCACCGCCTTGCACCACGGCCCGATCGCGTCGGCCATCTCCAACAGGGTGGGCAGGTCATAGTCGTTGCCTGCCTTGTAGTTGACGACTTCAAGGTCGCCCGTCGTCACCGGCAGGCCGAGGTCCATCACAGCGATGGCTGCGTTCTTCTGGGTCGGACAGACCGCAGACGCAGGGCACCAGCGGCAATGGTCACCGGTCTCGCTGTCGGGGTTTTCTGTGGCGCTGTTGGCCAGCGCGTCTTCGAGGTCCAGCTGCAGGCCGTCAAGGTCGTCGCGGGTGATCTCGTGCGAGGTCCACGGCGTGTCCATGGCTGGCTGCACGATGGCGATCAGGATGCGGCGCTTGCCGTTACCTTCCTCGAACAGTTCGGCAAAGCCGGGGGTCTTGCGAGCCGCACCGGCGTAATACATTAGCTGAGTGTTTCCGTCGCCCGCCGATCCGGCAGCGGATACTGGCACGCCGCGCCCGAACTTCCAGTCGAGGATGACAACCCACTCGTCGTTCCAGCCAATGATGTCTGCCGTACCGAAACAACCTTCAAGGGCTCCGGGCCACGCGACCCGTTCTTCAATATCGATATCCATAGCACCGACCATACGGCAGACGTCGTCGAAGCAGTCAAGCGCTGGCTTGAAGAGTTCATTCATCAGCTCCTCGGTGAGAGTGTGGCCTTCGAACTCGTAGCCGATCATCTGGTCGAGCGGCGTGTCCTCAAGCAGGTGCTTGGCCATAGCCTCGTGCAGCATGGTGCCTTCAGCTGCGAATTTAGAAGACGGTTTCTTCGGCACCGTGCTCTTGAGCTTCACGCTGAGCGGACAGGCGATAGCACGTTCGCTCTCGCTGCCGCCGATGACGTCGGAATGTTCTGACATTAGTTATTTCCCTGCTATTTTACGGAGGTCTGAAAAGAGTTTGCCAATAAGGCCTTTGGTTTTTGGCGGGCCTTCTTCCCAGAACATTTTGGCGAGGACCGTATCTCCGGCAACCCCTATGATCTCGCCTGGCTTGGGGGCGTACATGTTCTGGGTCAGGTTTCCCTGCATGGCTACCCGTGCTCTGGCGGCTTTCGCCTGCATCTGCTCGGGGGTTACAGTGCTGCCGCTGCCTGTGGTGAAGCCTCCGACGACGCGCGACTGACCGAAGTCAGAAGGCCCCGGCACCCGCTCGACCGAGACCTTGACGACGCAGTCAAGCATGTTGGTGTACTCACCAGCCTGGGTCGTCATGCGCTCGCCGGGCTGCACCATGAACTTCTCGATCACGGCCGACTTCGTCTCTGACGTGACGGTATCTTCATCCAGCTCGGGGATCAGCGCGAACGTAGACTTCAGCAGCTTGTGCCAGCCATGGCCAAGGCCGTGCTCCATCGCGTCGAACTGGGCCTCGTAATAGTCGTCGTCTTCGGCGTTGCGAAGCAGTGCGGTCTTGCCGTTCATTAAAGGGTGGTTGCCGGTGTAGATGCCGCGCAAGGTTTTACCTGCCATGGGCTCGTCCTCTATCGAGGCGAAGATGTCCGAGCTCACGCCCATCGACCGGGCCAGTGATTTTACGTAGGTCGCTGACACGTTCGAGTACATGTCCCGCCAGGCCGCCACAGCTATGGCGTGACGCTGGTGCGCCTTCGCCATCACGGTGGAAGTGTTGAAGTCCGTAGCCATTCATAAATTTCTCCTCAGGTCTCAAAATTGTCTTGACGCAAACTTTGCTCATGCGCTAGTGTGCATTAATATACCGACTTGTTCCAAAGCGTCAACAGGAAAATGACCAATGCTTGAAAAAACTCTCGAAAAGAAATGCGGCGCTGCAGCAAAGAAGGCTGGAGCCCTGTTCTATAAGTGGAGCTCACCCTCTGTGCGCGGCGTGCCGGATCGCATCCTGATCAAGGAGGGTGGCGAGGTCATCTTCATTGAGATGAAGCGGCCGGGGGCCAAGGCCACCAAGCTGCAGCAATCACACATAAAGCAGATCAACCTCCGCGGCGGGTCCGCCTGCGTCATAGACGACTACGACGCATTCCTCCGCCTGCTGGAAGACCCCTTCAAACAGTTCGACTTCGAGACCCGCGCCCGTGCGCTGGATGGTCAGTGACCGATGCCCAGCTCTGCCGGAGCCTCGCACATCGCCCCTCGGGCGGAGACGCTACGCAACATGGCGTTCTCGGCGATCGCGCGCAGCCAGTTTCACGGTATGACTGCTGACGAGGTGGCGCGTGCGCTGGGCGAGACGGTACTGGCGATCCGCCCCCGCATCACCGAGCTTAAGAAAGCCGGGGCTGTTGTCTGCTCCGGCGGGAAGCGCCCGAACATCAGCGGCGTGTCTGCTGACGTCATGGTCATCATTAAATACCTGCCTCCAAAAACGCGGCGCGGCCAGTGCTATCGCAGCGCCGGTCGGCGTGGCGTGCGCAGGCGGACAGGAGCACCCCATGCACAAAAAATCTGATCTCGACCCTGCCCAGAACATCGTCATCGACCACATGTTCGAGCACGACCACACCCTGGCCCTCGTCCCCATGGGCGGCGGCAAGACTGTCTGCAGCGCGACTGCCGCGGTCGAGCTCAACGCCACCGGCTTCACCAGTCGCTGGCTGATCCTCGGGACCAAGCGCATCTGCGAGCTGGTCTGGCCGAAGGAGTTCCCGGGTTGGGAGCACCTGCAGGGTCAGACGTGGGCTGTGGCCTGTGGCACGCCGAAGCAGCGCAGTGCTGCCATCGAGAGCGATGCCACCTTCGTGTTCCTTAACTATGAAAACGTGGCATGGTTCATCAAGACGTACAACGGCGTCTATAACTTCGATGCCTTGATCATCGACGAGCTGACGAAGCTGAAGTCGTCCAGCGGCAAGGGCTACAAGGCCATCAACCGGCACCTGACCAAGTTCAAGGTCCGCATCGGCATGACCGGACTGTTCACACCCAACGGCATCAAGGATGTTTTCGGGCAGGTCATGTGCGTGGACAAGGGTGCGTCACTCGGTCGCACCAAGGAAGCCTTCAAGAACCGCTTCTTCCAGAGCACCGGCCCGATGCCGTGGCAGGAGGAGCCGGTCGAGGGTGCGCTTGAAAAAATTATCGAGGCCATCGCACCGATCACCGTGCAGATGCCGGACAGCGCCTACGTGGACAGCCTGCCGCCCCTGATCCCGAACAACATCGTGGTAGCATTACCAGCAAAAGCAAGAAAGCTGTACGAAGAGCTGGAGGACGAGTATTGCTCATTAGGCGGAGGTGACGGAGGCCTCCAGGACGCCACAGATTTGCTGCAAAATTTTTCAACTTTTTCTGACTTGGCTCCGGCGCATCTTGTTGAAGATGCCGTCGAGCCGCTGGTCAGACTTTACGAAGACATGTTGGCTGATGGCGCTTTAAACCTGGAGAACACTGGCGCGGTCTCCGACATGCTCGACGAATTTCCAGAGATGGGCTTTCACGCCTCGCAAGCACTCAACACCATCCGCGAAGCCTTCGACGCCATCCTCGACGAGAACCTGCAGATGATCGCCAACGGCGGGGTGCTGGTCGGCAAGCTGCAGGAGATCGCCAACGGCTTCTTATATAATGGCCAGCCGAAGAAGGGTTTCGACCTCGTGCATGAGCAGAAGCTGGACGCGCTGGACGAGCTGATCAGCAGTCTGCATGGTTCACCCCTGCTGGTAGCCTACAAGTTCAACGCCGAGTTCGAGCTGCTGCAGGAGCGCTTTCCGGCACCGCACCTCGGGTCAGGTATCAACGCGAAGCAGGCAGCGGAGACTGAGCGCGCATGGAATAACTCCGAACTCCCCCTGATGTACGTTCACCCTGCATCGGCCGGTCACGGACTGAACCTGCAGTACGGTACCTGCCAGACAATATGCTGGTACGCCATGACGTGGTCGCTGGAAGAATACGACCAGCTGACCGCACGCATCCGGCGGCGGGGCCAGACCGCCTCACAAATTCGCGCGCACCACCTGGTGTGCAACGACACTGTCGATGAAGACCTGCTACAGGCCGTAGCTGACAAAGCGGATGTGGAGAGTGCCGTTCAAGGCGGCATTCGCATGCGTAATTTAAAACGAAAATAAAACTTGCGCATGAGCAAGATGCGTGTCAATGTAAATTCGCAACAAAGAAAGGTTACCGAGATGTCAAAAACGAAGGAGCTCAAGATGCAGCCCGCGCCGCGGTCGATGTTCGAGGTCACCTTCCGGTCGCAGCTGCTACCGCTCGACGCCGATGAGTACCTGGACGACCTCGCGGTAGCGTCAGGCCGACTGGTCGGAGGGCCGCTTTTAACAGTGGCGTCGAGAGAGCCGAAGCGGCTGTCAAACTACGAGGCCCACCTTAAATTCGAGCGCGAAGCTAAAGAGCTTCGCAAACGTGAACTCGACGCTGCGACCAGAGCTCGCGCGGCCAGCGCCGCAACCAGCGTCAAGGTCCGTAACTACGTCGCCTACATGGAGGAGCGGGGCTACCGGCCCAGCCACATCAAGGCGCAGCTTAAACTTATGTTCGACGGGTATGACCCCTTCGAGGAGTTCGATATTGCAGCGGCGAAACGCCACGTAGAAGCCGTGGAAGCCCGAGCTAGAGAGGCTCAGCGCGTAGCAGAAGAGGCGCGCAGGCGTCGGCCTTCCGTAGAGCAGACCGACAGGGCTGCGCGCCTGGCTGCCCGACGTGTTGCATCCGACGCGCAAATCAAACTTAACAATGACTACGTAGAAGACGCTCTGGCCAAAATGAGAGCAGGAACCTGGCGTGACTGACATTAAAAAGAGAAATGGAGAAGATTGATGGCACAGATACCAAAAGCAGAACTTGAAATGTTGCGGCGCAACAACGCCGTGCTCGTCAACCTGGCTACGATGGTAGACAGCGGGGCGCAGGTGCGGATCAAAGAGCTCGACCAGCGCCTTAAAGATCGCGCCGACGCCCACGCCGAGACCAAGGCCTCGCGCAAGATGTGGACTGAACGTGCCAGCGAGCTAGGCGACAAGGTCGACATGCTCGAAGCCTGCCTCACCGAAATCCGCGACGTCGCAGCTGTCAGCGAGGGTGTGGAATTTTACGTCATGCTCGCTCAGCAGGGACTTGACGGGGAGTTCAAGCGATGACCCCCGGAATGACCGACCTCGTCAAACGGCTGCGCGCTTACGGCCCCACGTCAGAGGCCTGGGAGGCAGCCACGGCCATCGAGCACCTGGACAGAAAACTGGCCTGGGAGAGAGACAGCCACGCCCACACCAAACGCCTGTACAATGACGTGCTGGCAAGCCGACCAAAAAGGAATGACCTGTGAAAGATATATCCGACGAGACCGCCACTGTGCTGGAACACTTCCAGCGCCAGTCGCGCAGCGAGGCGGCCATTGCCGTCGATGCCTTTAACACTATCGTGCGCCGGTTCGTCTGGCTGCAGGAAGAGCTGACCAGGCTGGAAGACCAGCTGGACAGCAGCATCGAGATCGCCCCGCCCATGTGCAAGGAGCGGTTCATGCAGGAGGGCCTCCTGCGGGCGGTGGTCGCGGGCGGCCACGCCAACGGCGACAACGTCAGAATGCTCGACCGGATGCACGACCTTATCAACGGCGTGCTCAACGGATCGATCGTGCCTGAAGATGAATAGGTCGCTCAAAGTCTTTCTGCGCGGGTACTTGTGGTTCGACGTAAACGGCGAGTACTTCCTGGTCTACCAACATGCCAAGGATCGCCGCAAGTTGCTGTCCGAGTATGATGGTGACATCGACTTCCAGGGCTTCCACATATTCAAAGGCTGGTTGGGCTTCTACTCGCGCTCGTCGAGCTTCTTTTTCATAGACCCGGACGAGCCGACACACTGCACCTGTGACGAGAAGGATCACGGCACGACCGAATGCCCGTACTCCTCTGACATCCACAATCTGGTCGTGGGCTGCAACTGCTGTCCTTACTGCCAGCAACAATGCGCGGACGAAGTATGACCCCCGGCAACCCCAAGCCGGGTAGACTGACCGTCAGTGGCCTCGTGATCCGATTGGACCCGGCACCTGCGACACTGGCGGTTCTTTTTTATGGAGATTGAATGATGATTGACCAGAAAGCATTGGAAGCTGCTTATGAAGTCCTGCTTGATAACTCTGACTTCAATATGTTCCCCGGTTTTGAGAAAGCCATCGAAGCATACGAGGCCGCAAAGCCACAGCCAGACATCAAAGAGTTATGGGCGTGTATCAGTGTTCTGTACGATGCCGCGTGTAGCTATAACCGCATTATGGATGCTGTTGGGACTACAGTTCCCATGTTGACGATGGACAGCAAAACATCCCCGCAAACTATTGCGATAGCCAGAGACAAGCTGTCTGCATTTATAACTGGCACCGATGGGGAATGAATTATGATTAACCAGAAAGCATTGGAAGCTGCTGTTGAGGCCATGCGTGACTGCCACGCGCCCGACGCTTGTGCTGCTGTGGCAGTAGCCATCACAGCCTACGAGGCCGCACTGTGGCAACCAATTGAGACGTTGGAATACAGCGACGATCCGGTTATTGGTGAAAGTGAAAAAGTGCTCTTGGTCGATGATGCCGGAAGGGTTTGGGTTGGTAGTCTCATGTATGCGATCGGTAAAGGTCTCCTGTCATGGGGTTGGAACAACAAGCCTACCCACTGGATGCCGCTACCAGAGCCGCCGTCCCTTAAATCCACGGAAGGCGGCACGACATGAGTTATCCAGCTAGTTGTCAGAACCCACGTTGTCGAGAAACCACACAACTGGAAGACCCACGCAGTCGTTGGTGGTGCGACGAGCCGATATTTGTTGCCGCCGATATTGTTGGTGAACGGACCGTTTTCAATATCGGCGGCAACAAATATCGGCTCGTCGCCTTAATAGATTATGAACTGCACGGTGTCTTAATCAGGTTTGTAGGAACCCACAAGGAGTATGACAGAATAGACGTAGCGACGACTTAAGCGATAAACACGTATTTATACACTCAAGGCGATAAACCATGAAAACTGTAACCGTACCCGTTATTAAAACCGACAAGGACCACGCAGCGGCTGTGAAGCAAATCGAGAGACTTTGGGGTGCCAAGTCCAGTTCCAAAGATGGGCAAACCCTCGATGTTCTCCTGACCCTCGTGGATGCTTACGAAACCAAACACTTCCCGATAGACACACCCGACCCGTTAGAAGCGATCCTGTTCCGCATGGACCAGCAAGGCTACGGCCGTCGCGACCTGGTGCCAGACAAAGAGGCGCTGGAGATTGTGCTTGTTGCTGCTGAAAGTTTTATCACAATTATTGAGGATTACCCGCAAGAGGCAGACGCAGTGGCTAAATACAAAGCCGCCATTGCAAAACTGTATGCCGAAATCATAGACACACTTGATCAAGTGTCTACTTAGACCAGCGAGGCGTAAACATGGCAAACGTACCCGAGACACAAACCAGAGTGGCACAGCTTGAGCGCAAGGTTGAGCTTATGGAAGAACGGCTAAAGAAACTTGAACTGGATAAATGGCCAGAGCCATGCAAATGTATTGGCTGTAGGCCGGACCTTTACTAATGGACACAACAGGCGAGGCCGTGAACCTGATTATTGAGTTATGTAATATGCCGCGAGAACTACACCCGGCAGCAGAGCAAGTGCTTCGTGACGCCATCGCAGGCCATGCTACCGTGACCGAGTTTCGACAAATGTTTCACCTGTTTAATTCCGACTACCTGCAATACGTCAGATGTGTTGCTCAATATTTAACCTGAGGAGACCTGAGATGGGAGCTTACCACAATGCACTGCGCGAGGAAGGCACGCGCGACGACCTGATGGAGGCGCTGGAGAAGGCGTGGACCGAGATCGAAGAGCTGCGCGCGCAGCGAGAGAACCAAGCCGCCCGCATGAGCATGATGACGTCGGTGGACCCGGGGGCACTGCAGTTCGTGATCGGCTACCTGCAAGACAACCCTTCACCCTTCGTGCAGAAAGTAATTAAAATACTTAAAGGGGAGACCTGAGATGAACAAAGCAGAATACGCAGCGATCGTGAACCTGATCGACACCACCGTCCACCTGGCCAACAACGTGGTGATCGACCCGAAGATCACGCCGCACCTGGAGAAGCTTATAAAAGAGCGCGACACCGCCCGGCATGTCCTGCAGGCCCTCGTCGAGGAGCCCGACACCAACGTCGCCACCGTCGGCACCAAGCCGGTCGATGCTGAAGGCCGGGTCATGCACAAGGTGCTTGGGGTTATCCCGCACGGTGGCCACGGCGACGACGCCTTCCAGGTCGTGCTGCCCAACGGCACCACCCTGCGAGAGGGCCTGATCGAAGCGATGTACGTGGTGGGGAAAAGCTGATGGGAAGCTTCAGCAACCGACCAACCGAGGGCGGGTTCGCCTCCAGCAACCACAAGTTCCGCACCTGCCAGCACAGCAGCGGCTGTGACAAGCCGGTGACCAAACAATCCTATTGCGATGTTCACTATGCGGCCTGCTATAAGCCTGCACCGGCAAAGAACACGTCGTTGCCGCGCACCGGCTACATGGGCAAAGTTGCGTGGGGAGGGAGCAGGAGATGATCGACAAGTCCATGAAGCGCAACAACTCGGCCCACCGTCCAGCTGGTAGCGAGGAGGGCCGTGCCGCCCACAGGTTCCAGTTCAGGAAGAAAAAATCTGTGAAGTGCGGGCTGCGGAAGAAGAAGGTTTTCAACCGCAAAATAAAACCTTACCTGACCAAGCCCTGAAATAGAAAACGCCCCGAGACCTGAGGATACCGGGGCGCTTTCATTCACCTGATGGGCTAACCGGGAAGTCAAAACCATCACAGAGGGTTCCAGGGGAGGAACTGTTTTTGACAATACTCGAAAAACCGCCTACGTTGCAACCCTTATTAACCGGGATAGAAATATGCTAAAAAATCCATGCGAAAAATCCGGCTGCAAATACCACTTCGGTAACAGCTGCTTTCCAACGCTCGCTGCCGTGAAGGCGTGGGCCAAACCAAACAGTCCTGAACGCCTCAAGGGCTTCGCCCCCTCCCCCGGCGATGACATCTACGCGTTTCTCTGCGAAGCGCTGGAGTGCAGTCCTGATCGCGCCGACTACCCTGAAGAGCTGCCCCACAGGTTCTACCTGCAAGAGCGTGGTGGCGGCGACACCGGGCACTGGCCGCACTTCGGATACGAGCCTGAGTGGGATTTCCCGCACTCAGGTCCTGAACAGTTCGCCTATCGGCACATCTTCGAGCGCGACGCGACCCGGGCGCTGCGCCTGACCATACTGCGCCGCGCCATCCGCCCACAGCTCGATGCCGTGCGCGACAACGCTGTGGGCAACGTACATATCCATCATAACCCCCCGTTCGCAAAGCTGGTTACGGAGTGGCTCGCGCTTATAGGCGCGCCCCTGGAAGCGCTGGATATCACGCACTACATCGACGACGGCTGGCTGTTGGAAGATGAGGACCTGGAGCTTAGCTGGATCGCGTTCCACGCGCACCGTAGCACCTTAACCGCCATGACCCCTGAAGAGCATATGGCTGCGCACCACGGGGCCAAGACGTGACCCGCCCCGCAGGCTACACCCCCGTCACCGTCACCAACGCCGAGTTTGTCAAAGGCGTTTTCCACGATCTTCCTGAAGGTGCCCATGTGATGGGCGTCGCGTTCGATACGCCTCCTGACCAGTCAGGACACGGCGTCTGGTTTGCGCGAGAGCTGACTGACAAGGCCCTGCGTCGCACGCGCGCCTTCAACGGGGGTCAGCATAACACCTTCTATACTGTGAGCTCTTTCTACCCCGACGAGGAAGGCAAAGTCCGCAGGCGCAAGGCGCAGGTGGCGGCCACGCATGTCCTGACGCTGGACGACATCGGAGATGGCGCATCCGCAAAAATCCCATGGTCGCGGATCAAACTGCCGCCGTCGTTCGTGGTCGAGACGAGCCCTTTCAACGACCAGGTGGGCTACATCTTTCGCAGCTCGCTCGGGCCTGAAGACAGCGGCCTCTTCAACCGCACCGTCAACGCCATGATCTTCCAGGGCCTCGCCGCCGAGGCGGACCCCGGCATGATCGGATTGACGCGGCTGGTGCGGTTGCCGGTGGGCATCAACAACAAGACGAAATATAACCCGCCGCACAGCCATGTCTGCTGGCACTGGCAGCCCGATCTTCTGTACACCGTTGACGACATCGTGCAGGCCTATCATCTGGACCTTGAACCGCCGAGGCCTGAGCAAAAGTTCCGCCCCGGCGTGAAGCTGACTGCTACTGATGATCCATGGCTGGCTGAGCTGTCGCGGCTCGGCTTGATCCTGACGGGCGAGATACGATCTGGCGGGGAGTTTCAGATGGTTGATATTCGCTGCGTAAACCACGAGAGCCACACCGACCGCGTTGATGAAGGTGCGGTCTACATTTTGGGCGGCGGCACGAGCGTCTGCAATCACGGCCACTGTATAAGCCGTCGCGCCAAAGAGTTCCGGGCGACACTTGCGACAAAATACGGCGTTGACGTCGTCGCTGTCGAGGCCGCGGCCAAGACCGCACGCGCTGCCGCCGAGCAAAAAGAAACCGCAGATTTGGCGAACGAACTAATAGCTATGAGGGACGGGACATGAGCACTGCCGAGATCGACATCACAAACCTGCCGAACTTCGGCGACATCAAGATGCCTGACAACGACTGCGACCCGGGCGTGGCTGAGGCCGAAACCGAGGACGCTTACAAAACCATGCGAGACAGCCTGCTCGATGCTATCAGCGGCTGCGACGAGGACGGCCTTGTAGCGATCACCAAGCGCCTGCGCGTGACGTCACTGGACCTGCCTGATCGGGAGCGCATGATCAAGTCCGCGCAAACACGTCTGGACGACCTGACAGGCGTCAAGGTGCCGGTGGGCAGCCTGCGCCGGGACATGGCCGGGCCTTCCCGCATGGACACGCCGCAAACCGCCCAGCGCAAACCTGACTGGACGAAGCCGTGGGTCTGGGTGTCGAACCACAACTGCTTCTACAACACCGACCGGGACACCATGGCCAGTCCCCAGACGTTCGACATGGCTCACAACTCTGACGTACCTCCGATCACCCCGCGTCCGAAGGCCACGTTGTTCGTCTCTCAATACGCGCTGGTACCGCTGGTGCATTCCCCCACATATCTGCCCACCGAGCCTGACAAGCTGGTCTGGGTCGACGGGCACCTCTGCGTCAATACGTTCAGTCAATCCTCGCTGCCAGCGATGGCTGACGATTACAGCGACGACGGCAGCGCCTATATCGACATGGTCGAGGCCCACATCAAGATGATCTGCGGGACACCTGCCAACGCCCTGATCATGACGCAGTGGCTGGCGCATCAGGTCCAGTTTCCCGGCCGGAAAATTCTCTGGGCCCCTCTGGTGCAGTCGGTCGAGGGTGTCGGCAAATCTTTCTTCTCCCGGCTACTACGTTGCGGCCTCGGCGCTGAAAACGTCGGCGTGGTCAACCCGGAGCAGCTCACATCGTCGTTCAACAACTGGGCCTCCGGCGTCTGCGTCAATGTTCTGGAGGAACTGAAGATCGCCGGGCATAACAGGCACGAGGCGCTGAACGCGGTCAAACCCCTGATCACCGACGACTACATCCAGGTCAATCCGAAGGGGGTGTCTGCGTATATGACGCCCAACACCACCAACTACGTCGCCTTCACCAACTCGATGGACGCCCTGCCGCTGGGCGCGGCGGATCGGCGCTGGTGGGTCATACAGTGTGGGCTGAGCCACTATTCAGAGGTGCCAGACTTCGAAAATTACTTCCCGAAACTCTTCAGCGGGCTGCTGGAACACGCCAGTGAGGTCTGCCTGTGGCTGCGCGAATACCCGCTCACAGATGCCTTTATGAGCATGAAGCAGGCACCCATGACGCAGGCCAAATCGCTCATGGTGGCAACTGAAGAGGCCAGCTTCGAGGGCCTCACCGAGGTCATGGATATCATCGAAGAGGGCGGATATCTGATCTGTAAAGAGGTGCTGAGTTCGGCGGATGTTTTCGATAAATTGAAGTTTGAACACCCTGATTTGATGGTTCATACTAATCGGCGCGCAGCGATTTTGAAGCGCTTGGGGTACCAGGCGATGGGCAATAGAGTGAAAATTGGGGGTCGACTTAAACAGTTCTGGGCTCAGGGTGTGTTTTCGGCGGACGAAATCCGCGAAAAATGGCCAAAGTCTCCTAGTTTG